GCTAAGAAGCCTGTTAAGAAAGCTGTAGCTAAGAAGACTGCTTGGAAAGAGTAATCAATGGCTAGTAAAGACTACAGCACTTTCTTTGAAAGCATCGTCGTCACCAGTACATCAGCTGGGGCGGGGGCTGATGTCGTGTACACTGTCCCTGCTAAGCATGACGCAGAGATAACCTTCCTTAACTGCACTAACGGTTCAACAGTAAACACACTTAGTGTTCAAATCTACCACCTCGACGACGCCGCGTACCATTACATCCTGCGGGAGACGTCAATACCTGATAACGAAACTCGGGATATTGTCACGAGTGCTAGGCTCTACCTACACGCAGGTGATAAGGTGGTCTCCTATAAGACTGGAGGGACCTTTGACGTATCCGTTTCTGGTAAAATCTTCTATAACCCAACGAGGACTGTATAATGGCTAAGCGCGAACTAACAGACAAGCAACAACTCTTCCTGGACGTACTCTTTGAGGAAGCAGAAGGGGACCCCCTTGTCGCTAAGAAGCTAGCTGGATACTCTAACAACGTACCTACTTCTTCTGTCACAGCCTCTCTCGCAGATGAGATTACTGAGCTTACACGTAAGTTCATTGCTCAGAGCTCGACTAAGGCTGCGTACACCATGTTCAAGGTAATGGGTGCATCCGACATGCTGGGTGCTAAGGAGAAGATGGCAGCTGCTAAGGACTTGATGGACCGTGCAGGTTTCGTTAAGACCGAGAAGGTAGAAGTCTCTACGACTGAACCAGTCTTTATTCTTCCAGCAAAGCGGTCCGCAGAAGACTAGCACTTGACAAACAATAACACATGTGATATAAGTATGGCTCGTAAACAAGCTCCAACAATGAAGAACATTCCACCACGTCAAACTTGGCGTATCCCTAAGAGAGGGGATAAGGGTGAATGGTACCCTATTGTACGAGTAGGTCGACATATCCCTTTTGGGTATGAACAAGACCCTGAGGACGAATTCGTTCTCCAGCCAATCCCATCAGAACTAGAGATGTTAGAGCAAGCTAAGAAGTACTTAGCTGAGTACAGTCTGCGTATGGTAGCCCGTTGGTTGACCGAGCAGTCAGGTAGGTACATCTCCCATGTAGGACTTAATAAACGTGTCAGCATCGAATCCAAAAGGAAGAAAGCAGCCAGCAACCATCGCGTCTATGAAAGGCGCTACAAAGAAGCCGCGAAGAAAGCCCTCAAGCTTGAAGAAGACCGACTCGGTGGAAAAGGTACAAGAAACCTCGACACCAAAGATGACTCGGGTACCGGCGACAGCTAAGCCTGAGCCGATCGATGTAGCTAAGGCTCAAGAGATTATCTTTGCACCAAACCCTGGTCCCCAGGAAGACTTCCTAGCTTCATGTGAGCAGGAGGTCTTGTACGGTGGTGCAGCTGGTGGTGGTAAGTCCTACGCGATGGTAGCGGACCCTGTACGTTACTTCAATAACCCACACTCTCGTGGACTGCTGGTACGTCGTAGTACAGAAGAACTACGTGAACTTATCTCAGTATCTAAACAGCTGTACCCAAAGGCCATCCCAGGTATTAAGTTTATGGAGAGAGACAAGACATGGGTCGCACCTAGTGGTGCTACTCTCTGGATGTCTTACCTTGACCGTGACGACGACGTAATGCGATACCAGGGTCAGGCCTTTAACTGGATTGGCCTAGACGAGATGACCCAATGGCCGTCTCCTTTTGCTTGGAACTACATGCGCTCCCGCCTACGTACGACTAAGGCCTCAGGTCTTCCTCTGTACATGCGAGCTACAACCAACCCAGGTGGCCCTGGTCACTTCTGGGTTAAGAAGATGTTCATCGACCCAGCGTCAGCTAATACTTCCTTCTGGGCTACAGACGAGTCCGGTGAGACTATCCGGTGGCCTAAGGGTCACTCGAATGAGGGGGCACCCCTTTTTAAGCGTAGGTTCATTCCTGCTAACTTGTTCAACAACCCGTACTTGTCAGAAGATGGTATGTACGAGGCTAACTTGCTCTCAATGCCTGAGCATCAGCGTCGACAGCTGTTGGATGGTGATTGGAGTATCTCAGAAGGTGCTGCCTTCTCTGAGTTCAACCCTAAGGTGCACGTAGTAGAACCTTTTGACATTCCAAGTGAATGGTCTAAGTTCAGGGCGTGTGACTACGGCTACGGCTCTATGACAGCTGTACTCTGGTTTGCTGTTACTCCATCTGAGCAGATCGTAATCTACCGTGAGCTCTACTGCAGCAAGGTCACAGCACAAGACCTAGCTGGACTAGTACTCGAGGCTGAACGTGGTGAGAAGATACGTTACGGTGTCCTTGACAGTTCGCTCTGGCACAACCGAGGAGACACTGGTCCCTCCCTTGCTGAGCAAATGATTCAAAGAGGATGTCGTTGGCGTCCATCAGATCGTTCCCGTGGCTCTCGTATTGCTGGTAAGAACGAAGTTCACCGACGACTACAGGTTGATAGCTTTACAGAAGAACCTCGTATCGTATTCTTTAACACTTGCCGAAACATCATCTCAGAACTCCCGTCTTTGCCCCTAGACAAAAACAACCTAGATGATGTAGATACTAAGAGTCCTATCGACCACGGCTACGATGCCTTGCGGTACGGGCTTATGACACGTCCACGCAGCAGTCTATTTGACTACGACCCTAATTCACAGAGATCAGGCTTCCAAGCAGCTGACTCCACCTTCGGATACTGATAAGGACTTACAATGAATATGTTTGAAGACGATCAAGAATCAACTGAGTACAATATGGAAGAATCAGAATCCTCCCACATCTCGGATATCGACGAGGGTGAAACTACGGATTCGTCTGTTGGTACTGTTGTAAGCTTTGTCACAGAGCGGTTTAAGAAGGCTGAGAACTCCCGTCGTCAAGACGAGGAGCGTTGGGTCCGCTCATACCGCAACTACCGAGGCCTTTACGGTCCAGATGTTAAGTTTACATCGACTGAGAAGTCTCGCATCTTTGTAAAAGTGACTAAAACAAAGGTACTAGCAGCCTATGGCCAGCTAGTCGAGGTGCTCTTTGGTAACAATAAGTTTCCAATCTCCATTGACCCTACAACTCTGCCTGAAGGTATTGCAGAAGCAGTACATTTTGAGTCCAATCCCGAGATGCAGAAGGCTAAAGGAGGGGTATCAGGTCAACCTGAAGCTAAATTATCTCCTGAAGATGCTAAATTGCGCCCAGGTGAGACCATTATGGACCTCCAGGAGCGCCTAGGGGGCATGAAGAGCACTCTAGAGCCCGTAGCAGACCTCTTGAAAGAGGGTGAAGGACGTACAGCGTCTGAAATGACGTTCCATCCAGCTCTATTTGCTGCTAAGAAGATGGAAAAGAAGATTCATGACCAGCTGGAGGAGTCAAACGCCTCTAAGAAGCTACGTACAGCCGCTTTTGAGTGTGCTTTGTTCGGAACTGGCATCATGAAGGGCCCTTTTGCTGTAGATAAGGAGTATCCCCACTGGGATGACGAGGGTACGTATAAACCTCGCATTAAAACTGTACCAGCATGTGACTCAGTCTCTGTCTGGAACTTCTACCCTGACCCAGACGCGAACAATATGGATGAAGCTGAGTACGTAATCGAACGTCATAAGATGTCTCGGTCACAACTACGTGCTCTTAAGCGCCGTCCCTTCTTCCGTGACAACTCGATCGACCTTGCTATGTCGTACGGGGAGTCCTACACCAAAGAATGGTGGGAGCAGGCGATGGAGGACGACTCACAGGAGACTCAGACAGAGCGTTATGAGGTTCTGGAGTTCTGGGGCTTTGTAGATCGTGAAGTCCTGGAGGAGCACGATGTAGACATTCCACGTGAACTCCGTAAGTCTGATCAACTTAACGTAAACGTATGGGTCTGTAACGGCCAGGTCATCCGTTTGGTTATGAACCCGTTCAACCCACAGATTATCCCGTACTACGCTGTTCCATACGAGGTAAACCCTTACTCCTTCTTTGGTGTGGGTCTTGCTGAGAACATGGACGACACTCAAACACTTATGAACGGCTTTATGCGTATGGCTGTGGACAACGCTGCCCTGTCTGGTAACCTTGTCTTTGAGGTAGATGAGAATAACCTGACTCCTGGTCAAGACCTCGAGATTTACCCAGGTAAGGTCTTCCGTCGTCAAGGCGGTGCCCCAGGCCAGGCTATCTTCGGTACATCCTTCCCTAACGTGTCTAACGAGAACATGCAAATGTTTGACAAGGCCCGTGTACTAGCTGACGAGTCCACAGGACTGCCTAGCTTTTCACATGGACAGACAGGCGTATCAGGTGTTGGTCGTACAGCTTCTGGTATCTCTATGCTTATGTCAGCAGCCAACGGTTCTATCCGTACTGTTATCAAGAACGTAGACGACTACCTGCTTGGTCCTATCGGTAAAGCCTTCTACTCCTTCAACATGCAGTTCGATCATGACCCCGAGATCAAAGGTGACCTTGAAGTTAAAGCTCGTGGTACATCCTCTCTCATGGCCAACGAAGTACGTAGTCAACGCCTCATGCAGTTCCTGCAAGTGGTGCAGAATCCAGCTTTGGCTCCTTTCGCTAAGATGGACTTTATCATCCGGGAGATTGCTGAGTCAATGGACCTCGACCCAGACAAGGTTGCTAACTCAATGAGTGAAGCAGCAGTTCAAGCTGAGATTCTTAAGAAGTTCCAAGAACAGAACCCACCCCCTGAAGCACCACAAGGTGCCGAAGGTGCACCTGGAGGGGTAGACCCGACGGGCGCAGGAGGCGGTACCATTGGTACAGGGCAAGCCCCTACCCCTGGTGAGCCAGGCTTCTCGGCTAACACCGGTGAAGGTGGTGGAGGAGGTCTTGAAGCCTCTCTGGCCTCTTACCTAGGTGGTGGTGGTCAGTGATGGACCCAAAACTACTAGCGACTATCATTGCTGTCGCAAAGAAGGAGGCGTCTGCTAACTCAGTGGACATCTCCAACTTGCAACGTAAGGTAGAGGAACAGCTTAAAGAGTTTCACGCGCGTAGTCCTATCCTAGAAACACCTACCTTCTCCGTCAAAGATGGTTGTCTCTGCTGTAAGTGGTCTTCAGGTCTCGAGCTTAACTTCGGTAACATCGTAGGACCACAGGGTCCACAAGGCATCCAAGGTCCACAGGGTATCGCCGGTACCAACGGCAAGGATGGACTTAATGGTAAAGACGGTAAAGACGGTAAAGATGGCCGTGATGGTAAAGATGGTAAGGCTGCAGCAGCTGGTCGAGATGGTGTAGACGGTAAGGATGGCCGTATGGGCCCTCAGGGGCCCCGTGGAGCGCCAGGTCCAGTCGGTCTGCAGGGTGAGGCAGGGAAAGACGGAGAAGCCGCTGAGAGGGGCTTACAGGGGCTCCCAGGGTTAGACGGCAAAGACGGTGATGATGGAGTCGGTATTGAAAAGGCTTGGGTAGATGATAATTACCACTTGACTTTACGTCTGACTTCTGGTAAAGTAATAGATGCTGGTTACGTAAGGGGTCAACCCGGTGCCAGTTCCGGTAAAGGTGGTAGAGTAACAGGCGGCTACACAGGTGGTGGTTCTGGCTCCAACTTTTACGTAGTTAGTTCGTATTATAACGAAGCAGGTGAACTGCTCATTGTTAACTCAAACGGTAGCACTATCAACGCGGGTATCCCGGACTATGCTACCCCAGACTCAGAACAGACGCTAAACTCAGCCCCTCTGTTTATTCAGAACGAAACCCCCGAGACAAATCAAGATAAGTATATGTGGATACAGACGGGTATCGGAGTCAACAATGACTTCTCCTTCTGGTTCACTGACCCTAACTGCTAAGGAATGTAGACAATGACAATGATTACAGATGGCACTGGTAACAATTACCGTGCTGGTGTTACCGCTAGTAACCGTGTCCTGACAGACACTAAGTCTCAGACAGTGTTTGAGTTTCAAACAGAACTAGGTAACGCCTTTAACCTGAACACGGAGGATATCACTATTCCAACAGGTGTTACAGGTGACCAAGGTCTGTTGTATGTTAAGAACAACGGTACCTCTGACTTGGTTCTTTTGGGCTGGTTTATTGGTATTCGTAATGCTGACCGCACTAGTGCTACCGACGATACTAACCTGTTCAAGCTGATTCCTAATCCAACTGGCGGTACACTCCTCAGTGACGCTGAGCCAGCTGTAGAAGTTAACCGTAACATTGGTTCTTCCACTGTTTTTGATATCGATACCTATAAAGCGACAGGTGGTGGTAAGACAGTAACAGGAGGCAGTCAAGCCGTATTGTACCAATACCACACAACTGGGCGTACCTTTGGTTCGGTTACTCTCGCAGTACCTCGTGGGCAGTCCCTAGCTATTACAGTCGATACGTACGGCGCTGGATTTGATATCTACACAGGGTTTACAGGGTACCTCGGCTGATGTCAGGTAGTCTAGTAAACGCCTTCGGTAAGATCACCTTAGAAGAAACTCAGACAGACAACCGAGAGTTGCTAGAAGAGATTCTTATCCAACTGAAGATGATGAATATCCACTTACAACATTTAACAGATCAGAATATACGTAGAGAAGACGTAGGAGAAGAATTATGATAATCGAATCAGGCTCAGGTAACGGTAAGGTAGCACAGGTCGACGACGATAATCGTCTTCTTACTGCTTCGTTTAATATCCCATTCCAACACCTACTTGCTAAAGACTACAACAAGACATTCCAGGTGTTTGGTACAGCTACGTTGGCCAATGGTACCGTGACCCCGCTGCACGTCAAGAACAACTCGTCAGACAAGGTGTACGTTATTACGTATATGCGTTGGCAGATCATCGACCAGGCAGGTGGTACAGCTATCCCTAACGCCTCTAACTATATGACGTTTGGGTACGGACCTACATACTCAGCTAACGGTTCTTCGGTAGCACCTGTGAACCTGTCCTCTGGTAGCAACGTAGTCTCTTCTTTGGTTGTTTATGATTCGAATCCAACTCTGTCTGGCTCTTCCACAGTGTTTGATCGTCATTACCCTAAGGCAGAGGCTGACATGTACTCCTACAACAAGGAAGGTGCAGCACTGCTTCTCCCAGGCTCTACCTTTGCAGCCCAGTACGTAGGTGACCATACCTCCGGTCTTGTATACACACGTATGTCACTGGCAGAGGTCGGTCTTAACGGGTACTCAGGCTAATGGCTGGTAGCTTCAAACTAATAGGTGCCAACGATAAAGTAGTATCTAGCGTACACACACCGTCTGAGTCAGGTCTAGGCAACTTACCTGGCTTAGTCGCGTACACACATAGTTTGGAAACAGGTACACCACTCCTGGAGTTCTTTGCAGATGAGACCGGTTCCATTAACCAAAACATCAACGCCTCAGGGTCTGGTACCCTCCTGACTGCACACGACGGTGGGGACACAACTCTTTGGACTGCTAATGCTGAGGCAGGCACCTGGGACTTTGCGTCTACCACACAAGCTAATACAGGTTCTCAGTCGATCGAACTAGGTACACGTAACGGTGATACTGCTTCTTTCACTTGGCCTAGTCCTGGTGACTTGTTTATAGGGGGTTTCACTTCTCTCCGTGGTTATATCTTTGTGACTTCCTGGCCTAACAGCGGTAGCAAGGACGTTACCATTCAGCTTCATTTGAACGGGGCTTCTATTGGTACCTCAGTAAATCTATCTGCCTATATTGATACTAGTCTTCAAGACACTTGGCAGCTGTTTGAGATTCCTCTTGTGGAGTTTCAGACAATCTCCTCGTCTTTTGACGCTGTCTGGGTGTCGATGGTAGACGCTGGTCAGGGCGCAGCCCCTTCCGGTTTCTTGGATGATATCGCCTTTGTTCAAGCAGGTACAGGTGGTGTGGCTACATTCAAGATACAACCCCCTCTTGATGAGGTATGGGTTATTAACCGTATCAAGTGGACGTCTGTAGCAACCAACTCGTCTATCAAACCTTCAGAGTTCTTTGGTATCGCAGGGTTGACGAATGGTTACCAACTAGCCTTCAGGAGTAAAAAGGGTACTTTGTCATCCTTCACAGCTCAGAACTTCTTTGATATTGCTAGGTTCGCTAACACAACCATTGACATCATCTCAGGTACAAACAGTATTTATGAAGTTTACTTTGATATTGCAGGTGAGTTACAAACACTGGATGGCGCTAAAGAACAGTCTATCGAGCTAATCGTTAGAGACGACTTGTCTAGCATGACTGAGTTTGTGGCAGCAATGCAAGGATACAGCAGGAAGATAGTATAATGCAAATCAAACGACTAGTGAATGACAAGCTACTCTGGGACTCTTTCAACGAGGAACTAGACGATCGTATTCGATTCACACAAAAACAACTAGAGCAGCGGATTGAACCTGCCGAACTATATCGCCTACAAGGTGAGATCAAAGCATTGCGCAGCCTTAAACAGCTTCGTGAAAAAGTTAATGGCGCTACAACGGAGACGTTTTAATGGATAAGATGATTGAAGAAGGTGGCCTTGCCACAGACGGTATGTCCGTTGACCCAGTATCAGGGAATGATATTCCAACCGGCTCTAATGCAGTTGACGTACGCGACGACGTAGAAGCTAAACTGTCTGAAGGTGAGTACGTAGTACCAGCTGACGTAGTGAAGTACATCGGTGTGTCTACCCTAGAGAAAATGGTAAGCAAGGCCAAAGACGGTCTTGGCGAGATGGAGTCTGAAGGACGCATCGGTGGTGCCCCTGTAGCTGACTCTGAGGCACGTGAGGAAATCCTAGAGTATACTCTGGGTTCTGACTTAGGGACTCTTGATGGCTACGCCACAGGCGGTCTCGTTGAGGGTGCAGACGTCAACGGTCTTATCGATCGTGTCAAAGCGGCAGCAGTTAAAGACCCGTCTATCGTTAATATGCTTAAAGCAAAAGGTATCTTTATCGAGGAGCCACAACCACAGGGCGTAATGCAGAAGCAAGCTATGTCCTCTGGTAAAGTCCCAGCTCAAGCCGCTCCTCCTGCTGTACAAGGGGAGCCAGCTCCAACAGGTTACGCAGAAGGTGGTATGGTCTACGGGCAGGGTGCGTACAGCCCTGGTGCTTACGGTAGCTCCTACGACCCCTACGCACACGTACCGGGTTTCTCCATTACAGGTGCTGCACCTAACTCCTCCTACCAGCCCCCTCAGGCACCTTCTAGTGAGGCTCCAAAGACTACTAACGGACAAAGGTTCGGTGGCAATGGCGGCGGTGGTACAGCCTGTCCTCCTGGTTACACCTGGAGTGCTGGTCAGAATATGTGTGTCCCTTTCAGAGACAGCCGGGGTGAAGAAGACTCTTCGCAGATAACCAAAGGTAACCCGAACGCTTGGATGGATAAGTACGATTACTCCAACCCAGAGACTCTCTTTGAAAGTTCAATGAGCCGGATTGGGGCGGGTGAGGCATCTGAAGAAGAGTCAGGTGGTTTCCTCAGTGGTCTCACTGGTGTAGCGAAAAGTATCTTTGGTGGTGGCATCGCTGGTGGTCTTGTGGGTAAATTCTCTGCCACAGTTAACTCCGCACAAGTTGCAGCTAACGCTATCGCACTCCGTGAGATGGGTCGTGAAGACTTAGCTGACCAACTGGAAACTGCTAACAAAGCCTTTGTAGCTGACCGTGGGATTGGTGGGATTCCAGAGCCTATGCGTGACGGGGACCGACTCGCTAACCAAGTACGTGACGTTCAGTACGGTGGTAGCTTCTCTAATGCTCAACCTAGTTCCTCTAGTTCTTCAGGTTTAGCTAGCCGTCCATCCTCAGCACCTACCAGTTCAGCACGTCCAGTAGCTCGTCCATCTAATAACGACAAAGATAGTGGGCCTAATGCAGCGTCTAAAGCGGCGAGCGACTACCAGGCAAAGGTTAAGTCCTCGGGCGCAAGCAGCGTCCATGAGTACGCTCAGAGCACTAAAGCACCACAGAAGAGTTCGAATACAGGCAGCGGAGCAGGTGGTGTCGCTACTCAACGAGATAGTGTGTCTGCTAAAGATGCCTCTGATCCCCGTAACATGAACAAAGGTGGTCTCGTTCAACCTCGTAAGAAGAAGTAATAACAACAACTCCTATAATAATAATTAAGGCTACTCAGCATAATGCTGGCCCCAACACAAAGGAAATACAATGTCTAACACAATGGCAACTAACGCAACTCCTGTTACTGGTTTTGTAGATCGTGGTTCTAACTACTCAACTAAGCAAGCACGTATCGATAAAGACGAGAAAGAGCTTGAAGAGTTGATGAAGGGACGTACAAACGAACCCGAAGACCAGGAGGAAGAGTCTGAAGTCGAAGACGTCCGAGAAGAGGATGTAGCTGAGACTAAGGTCGAAGAAGACGAAGAGGACGACTCTAAGCTAAGCCGTGAGGAGAAGTCCTTTAAGAAGCGGTACGGTGACCTCCGTCGGCATATGTCCGAGAAGGAGAAAGAGTGGAAGCAGAAACTTGAAGAAGCTTCCTCTGTGAAATCAGAGTCCATTCGACCTCCTAAGTCTGACGAAGACATCGAGGCCTGGGCCAGTAAGTACCCCGACGTAGCTGCCATTGTGGAGACTATCGCTGACAAGAAAGCTTCTGAGCGTTTCGCTACGGCTGAAGGCCGTCTTAAGGAACTCGACGAGGCTAAGTACGAGGCAGAACGCACAAAGGCTGAAACAGCTATTCGTAAGTCTCACGCTGACTTCGATGAGCTACGGGTGGCTGACTCCTTCCATGATTGGGTTGAAGAGCAACCTAAGTGGGTACGGGACGCTCTCTACGAGAACTCCGATGACGCTGCTAGTGTTATCCGAGTCATTGACCTCTACAAAGTTGACAACGGTCTTACTCCTTCTGCTAAGAAGGCTAAGGCTAAGGACGCGGCTAAGACAGTCTCTAAGTCTAGCCGTACGACGATCGATGCTAACGAATCAGGTTCTACGATCAAAGAGTCTGATGTAGCTAAAATGTCTGACAAGCAATTCGAGGATCGCTATGATGCAATCCAAGAAGCAATGGCTTCCGGTAAATTCGTTTACGATATCTCCGGTAAAGCCCGATAATACCCTAAGTACTCAATATTAAGCCTTGACAGCTTGTATTGAGTATGGTATAACTTTAGAGGTCTAGCAGCCCCTTGTATAAGGATACCTTCTAGACTTCTACAGTAGACCCTTTGGGTCCATTACTGAACACTAATAATCAATGCAAAGACTTACCTAATTGAGTATAGGCCCGGAGCACCAAGGCTGGCAAGCTAAAGTGACCTGCACCCTAGAAATGATTAGCCTCTTCGAATGATTGTTTAGGTTCTCTTAACTGAGACACACTTCCTTTCTTTTAACAAACACTATACTTGTGTGTCTTGTCTTATCAAGCCAAACATCTCTGGAGGATATTAAAATGGCTTTTACTGCAGCTGCCGGTCACGGCAACCTACCTAACGGTAACTTCTCAAGCGTTATCTATTCCAAGAAAGTCCAGCTTGCATTCCGCAAGAAGGCTATCTGTAATGATATCACAAACTCCGATTACTTCGGTGAAATCTCTGCTCAAGGTGATACTGTTAAGATCATCAAAGAGCCTGAAATCTCTGTATCCAGCTACGCTCGTGGTACTCAGATTGCTGCTCAGGACCTTGACGACGAGGACTTCTCTCTGGTAATCGACAAAGCTAACTACTTTGCTTTCAAGATCGACGACATCGAAGAGGCTCACAGCCACGTTAACTTCATGGACCTCGCTACCAACCGTGCGGCTTACCGCTTGGCTGACCAGCTGGACCAAGAAATTCTGGGTTACCTCTCCGGTTACAAGCAGTCCGCTCTGCACACAGCTGGCGACACTGTCAATGACCAGGTAAACGGCACTGTTGCTGTTTCTACTGCTGGTACAGACGAATTGCTGACTTCCATGAAGCTCATCAAGGGTTCTTTCGGTAACATCACAACTGGTTCTGCTGGCGATCACTCGATCCCTGTTGCTGCTCGTTTGCCTGGTGCTACTGC